GGTTCCTGCTGCTGATATGGCGCAACTCATCCACGAAGCTGCCGTACATAACGTGGAGTCAATATACCTTGCAGTCCTGTTCGGCGGTCAGGCATTCCGTACCTATCACTTCACCATCACGCCAGAGATGAAAGAAGACCTGATCCGGCAAATGGCAAAACTTTGGGGGATGGTAGCAACAAATACTCTGCCAGAACCTGATTCTCTTGACAGCGTAAAGCTGATCTACCCTGAGTCCACAGAAGAAACCATTGTGGCTTCTGGTGCTGTTGAGAAAGCCTGTGAAGCACTCAAGGCTTATAAGGCAAAGATCAAGGAACTAGAGGAACAGTCAGAGTCCCTAGAGGTCGCTATTCGTGGCTACATGGCAGAGAAGGGTACGTTGACAGACTTAGGTGGCAGAACCTTAGCAACGTGGCGCACTGCTAAGTCTTCCAGCAAGTTTGATAGCAAGCTATTCCAGCAAGCCATGCCAGACATCTATCAGAAGTTTGTCGTGGAAACCCCAGGCTCACGCCGATTCCTTTTGAAATAGGAGATGAGAAATGAGTAACTTAGTACCCGTTCAAGACATAGAGCGCATGGCATTAGCTGTGGCTAAGTCCGGTCTATTTGGTGTCAAGACCGCAGACGAAGCTATGGCACTAATGCTGATAGCCCAAGCAGAAGGTCAGCACCCTGCGATAGCTGCGCGTGACTATCACATCATCCAAGGCAGACCAGCACTCAAAGCTGACGCAATGCTGGCACGTTTCCAAAACTCAGGCGGCAAAGTCGAATGGAAGGATTACACAGATGAGAGAGTCGCTGGCGTTTTCAGTCATCCTGCTGGTGGCAGTATCACTGTTACTTGGACGCTTGATCAAGCAAAGCATATCGGTCTGGTCAAGCCTGGTAGTGGATGGGTTAAGTACCCAAGGGCGATGCTTAGAAGCCGCTGCATTAGCGAAGGCATACGGGCTGTCTACCCAGGCTGCGTGGTCGGAACCTACTCGGTGGAGGAAGTCCAAGACTTTGACGATAAACCAGCGAAGGTTAGTGCGCCAGAGGTTAAGGATATGGGAGCAGCAGAGATCGTCGAAGACATAGCAAATGCCAAGAAGGTAGGTGAGGATTTTTTGCACGTTTACATTCCAGGCCAAGAAGCACCATACGAATCAGCGGAGAACTTAGAAGAATGGGAAGCTATCTTTTACTCAATGATCCACCGAGTAAAGGCGGGGAAACTGGATGACAAGCAGAAGCTGGAGAAGCTAAAAGCATTCAAGAAAGCAAACCAGCACATTATTGAAACGATGAATCCAGAAGCTAAAACGAAAGTCTTGGCAGCAGTCACCACATTGGAGGGAGCATGAAACAGCATCAATCAGAAGCAGGGAAGGGCGTTCTATTTCAGAACGATAAGAAGGCACCAGGGAGCGCACAACCTGACTACAAGGGCGTGATCACCATTGACAGAGATGTTAAGGCCGGTGAGCAGATCAAGTTAGCTGCTTGGAAGAAAGCCACCAGAGTCGGTGAACTGATCTCTTTGGCACAGGATAACTGGACACCCGATCCTAATTACCGCAAGCCACCAATGGAAGCGCCAGCGCCGACATTGAAGAAGCCGCGAGAGTATGACCCATTCAAGGATGATGAAGTTCCGTTCTGATGGCTAAGTCTAGTCCTACACAACGAAGTCTTGAGTATCTGCGGGAGCAGGGCTATTTCTGCGCGATAGTGGAGAAGTGGAACAGCTTTACCAAGCAGCGGCAAGACTTGTGGGGCTGGTGCGACATCCTGGCTATTCGTGAGAACGAAGTGTTAGCCGTTCAAGTGACTAGCACAGGTGTCGCAGAGCGCATCAAGAAGATTCAAGAATCACCCACAGTTGCGTTAGTCCGTAAGGCCGGTATACGAATAGAAGTACACGGCTGGCGCAAGAATGTTAAAGGCAGATACGTTTTGAGAGTGGAGGATATATCTTGATTCATTATCACGGGCTTCCAATAACGCCAGCTACTGCTGCGGTTAGAGCAATTACAAATGGTCATGCGTTCGTATCTTTCAAACATCCTGATCAACTTACGATTGCTTTAGAGGTTGCACAATCTTTTGCTTTAGACAATGGTGCATTTTCTGCATGGAGGTCAGGAAAACCAGTCACAGACTGGTCTGAGTATTACGAATGGGTTTCTGAATTACATCGTTATCCAGCGTTTGATTTTGCAGTTATTCCTGATGTCATTGATGGTGATGAAGATGACAATGATGCGTTGTTAGATAAGTGGCCTTGGGCAAAGAAATCTCCTCATGTTGGCGCTCCAGTTTGGCACTTACATGAAAGCCTGGAAAGGCTAGATAGACTTGTTTCAAACTGGCCTCGCATTTGTTTGGGCAGTTCTGGCGATTACGCTCAAGTAGGAACGAATGCTTGGTGGATAAGAATGAGGGAGGCAATGGATGTTATTTGCGATAAGTCTGGAAGACCATGTACAAAAATTCATGGTTTGAGAATGCTTGATCCAAAGATATTTTCAAAGTTTCCATTTGCATCTGCTGACAGCACAAACATAGGAAGAAACATCGGTCTTGATTCACATTGGAAAGGAACTTACACACCACCAACAAAAGAGGCTAGAGCAATGATTATCAGAGAAAGAATTGAATCTAACCAATCTATTGTTTTTTGGGATAGAAAAATCAATTTGATTCAGGAGTCATTTTTATGAACGCAGCAAACCTAGAGAAGTCAGATCGTCTTAAGCGTGTGTACAACTTGCTTGCTGGTGGCGGTGAACACACAACCTTAGAGATTATTCAAAAGGCTGGTGTGTGCGCTGTCAACAGCATCATTAGCGAACTAAGAATGAACGGTTATTCCATTGACTGCCAGCGCCGTGCTGACAAATGGTTTTATAGGATGAACAAATGAAAAAAGTATTTATCGCCACACCGATGTATGGTGGATCTTGCTTTGGGTTCTATACGCAGTCACTGCTGCAACTAAACAACATGATGCGTGATCAGAACCTGCCAAGCATGATGTCTTTCATCTTCAACGAAAGCCTGATTACTCGCGCCAGGAACGCACTTGTTCACCAGTTCCTAAAGACTGACTGCACCCACCTGTTCTTTATTGACGCTGACATACGCTTTAATCCGGCTGATGTCTTTCCTATGCTGGACGCAGACAAGGACATCATCTGCGGTATCTACCCTAAGAAAGAGATCAACTGGAATACCGTACAAAGAGCAATGGACGCAGGTGTTGCCTACGATCAACTGAAGTACCACACAGGTAGCTTTGTGGTGAACCTAGTGGGCTATGCGGGTGAGGTCACTGTTCCTATCGATCAACCAGTAGAAATCTGGAATGGCGGCACAGGCTTCATGATGATCAAGCGAGAGGTGTTCGAGAAGCTGTCAGAGGTCGTACCGGCCTACACCAATGACGTTACCGACTTGGCTGGCAATATGAAGAATGATGAGATCAAAGAGTTCTTCACCACCAGCATCGAACCAGGAACTAACCGTCTGCTGTCAGAGGACTACCACTTCTGCCGGATCTGGCGGGAGAATGGCGGTCAGATCTTTGCAGCACCTTGGGCGCATCTAGCGCACGTTGGTAGCTATGTTTTTGAAGGTGCGTTAGCACCAGCACCCTGAGGAGAAATCATGACAGAGGAAACAACACTGACACCAAACAATGACATCTTTGACATCATCAAGGATGAGTTTGGTCTGAAGAATGATCGGCAACTGTCAGAGTTTTTGGAAATCACGCCTTCTGTTCTGAGCAGACTGCGGCACGGGAAGATGACGTTTACGCCAACTTATCTGCTGGCGATACATGATGCGACAGATTGGAGTCTGGACAAGATACGGGGCTACCTGCCAGGTAGTTCTATCCAGTGAGTATCCTGTTTATCGCAGGAATGCTGGCAGGAGCAGGACTAACAATCTTTATCTTGATGTTCGTCTTTTGGCTGTTTTTGCTGACTTCCTAAAAGCGGCTGCGGTGGGAGCGCCTTTACTTCCTGGCGCTCTCATCCTCTCACCACTACCTGCCTTGATCCTTGCTCTCTTGGCTTGGATGTTTGCGTAGAGTCCGTCTTTCATTTGACACCCCAAAAGTAAAGGTCGTGCGCCTGATCATTGGTCGAGAAAGCATACTGTCGGAATTCTGACAGGTCAAACGCTTCTCGGAAGTCTTGCTCGGTTAGGTTGCGGTAGTAGTCACCGCAGAAGGGCGCATCATACGGGTTGCTGCGGCGTGTGCCGTGTTCTGCCCGTCCAGTGGTCGCACAGCTAAAGAAGACCAGGCCAGAAGACATCCTGATCATATTGGCAAAGGTTTTTACCCACTCAGGATTATGCTCAAAGCACTCACAGCTACCAACAACATCAAAACTGCCATCAGGATAGGCGAGGTCTTCTCCTCTAGCCACCACATCAACATCGGCTCCTGCGCCAAGATCAACGCCAACATAGATACATTGCTCAAAAAAGGGACGTATTGATCCATTGATGTTTAGACTGCCCACTTCCAGCACGTTCTTGCGAACAAAGTAATCAGGGAACTTTGCTTTAAGACTGGCAACGAATTCGATCTGCGCCGGATGGCTCACCGGCAACCCCACCGCTTCCTGGCTGCTTTACCGCGCTCACCTGTCCAGTTACGGCTACGGGCGCAGAAAGACTTATGACGGGGGTTAGAAGTATCTTTGGTGGGGGCTTTAAGGTTGCTGCCGGTAGCACGGTTGTACTTGGCTCTGCCTTTAGCGGTTAAGCCGCTACCTGCTTTGACAGACAGCTTTTCACCTCTGCCGACTGATAGTTTGACGTTCTTACGCAATTTTGGCTCCTTGCTGAAGCTGCGCTAATGTCAGGCCACCTGTGTACTGGAAGTGCGGGTATTCCCGAAAGCGTTTCCAGTCACCAGCCCACTCTAGTCCTGCTGCTTTGCCAAGCCTTCCAACCTCTTGCCAAACAGCGTCTTTGACATCCCATCTCGGTTTACCAGCCACAACAGGTACAACGTCAACAGCACAACGATAGTTATGCCAACTCTGACCAGCTTTCGCATTCGTGACTATCTTCCCTGGCTTAGTCCTGCCTTGGGCATACAGCGCGTCTTGTGAGGCATTATCGCGGTAGGTACTTGTGACCAGCAGATCAATCCCTGCCAGTCTTGCCGAAGCCAGAAACTCCTCT